TATAATTATGATGAGGGAACTTGGACAACAGGCACATTAGCAAGGACTACATGGTTTGATGCTACTTTATTTGATGTTCCATACGCTACAGAATTTAATGAAACTGGAACGCCTACGTTTCCAACCATACAAGGTGTAACTAATATAAACGGATCAAGTTTATATTATGCTCATGAGATAGGTAATAATCAAGTAGATAGTGAGGGAAACAAGACTGCTATACCAGCGTTCATACAATCTGGATCATTTGATTTAGATATTGAGGGTAATGGTCAATTTTTTATGTCAATGAGAAGATTTGTTCCTGATTTTAAATTGATATCTGGTAATGCTAAAGTAACAATTAATTTAAAAGACTTTCCAACGGACACCGCAACATCATCTCCTTTGGGACCTTTTACAATCACAAGTTCAACTGATAAAGTAGATACTCGAGCAAGAACAAGATTTGCAAGTTTAAAAGTAGAAAATACATCAACTGATGAAAGCTGGAGATACGGAACTTTCAGAGCTGATATTCAACCTGATGGACAAAGATAATGGATCCGATAGAAGCACAAATTGCAGCGCAGATAGAAAACATACAGGCACAGCAAAATTTTGAGAATTACCAACCCTCAATGGCAACAGGTATTTCATCTATGGCTAATCAGATGAATTTAGTTCCACAAGATAGAGAAGTAGGATTAAAAGAAATAGCTAAAACTACTGCAACTAATTTTATTAAAAATAAAGTAATGGAGGCAGCAGCTAAAAAAATAGGCATAGAGCAATTAGGCCTTGCAGGACAAATACCTGTTGTTGGAGGTTTGATACAAAGTTATGCTCCTCCTGTTTTAGGATATACAGGTCTAGCTGCTGTAAAAAATAAAATAGCAAGTAGAGGTTTACAAGATGCAATAAGTAGAGAATCAAGAAGAGATCTACAAAATAGAATAGATCAGGGTGAGTTTGGATCAAACGTACCTACATCACAAGATGAAGCTCGAGGATCTAGTGGTGGAGGGGGTGCTGGTAATTATGGAATGCCAGGTAGAGCTGCAACAAGTTATGAGGATTTATAATGGCTAAAATAAATATTTTTGTTCCTGAACCAAAAGAACAATATGAACCTACTAATCAAAGACAGATTATTGAAGCGATTGATACGTTAAAAAATCAATTAAATTTTTCTTTTCAATTTGATATTAAAGAAGAGCAAGATACTTTTAACTGGTTTATATCATGACAATACAATACAAAAATCAAGGCATTGATCTTACAACTACAGGGGTGACGAGTGTTCTTACTTGTCCTTCTGATGCAACGATTCTTGTAAAACAAATACAAATCAACAATGGTTCTGGTAGTGGTGTAAACTTAAGTGTGCAAGTTACAGACACCTCTGCAACTGCAACGTTTAGAATATTTAATGAATCAGTATCAGGCACGACAACAAAAGATATTATAAATTATACTTTAGTGCTTGAGGCAGGTGATATTTTAAAAATGACAGCAGGGACTGCAAATGAGATACAAGGTATAGTATCATACGCTTTGTTAGATAGATCACAACAAAATGGCTAAAAGAAAATTTGTTAACTTTGTACCAAGACCAAAACCTAGGAAGAGGCCTGGTCGTCACAAAAAAAGGCTTAACAAAAACGAAAAAAGATCGTATAAGAAATACAACAAACAAGGAAGATAAATATGAGCGAAGACTTACCAAGAATACCAGCAGAAGCTAAGGAAGTCATCAAGCACAAAAAGACAGGACAGGTTTACGAGTCTAAGGCTGCTTTTGATGCAGATGTAGCAGATCCAAATACTGATACAACTGCTGATGATTTCTCACAACACGTAGAGATTACTGTTGCAAAACTTACTCTGTTTGGTAGCACTAAAAAATAATGCAACCACGAGGCGGAACTGAATTACAACTAGAGATGTTGTATAAGAATTGTGATAATTCTTTACTAGATCAAGTGCAGATATGCACATCTATACCAGGTAAAATACCTTTGCATCCAGATAAGTTAAATATACTTTGGCAAAAAAATTCTTACGATCAACCAAATTTATTTGATTTTTTTAACAATCCAAAAAAACATGCAGAATATGATTGGTATGTTTTTAATTCACATTGGAATTATGAAAAGTTTAGGCATTATTTTAGAATACCTACTGAGAGAAGCATGGTAATTAAAAATGGATGTTATCATTTTCCGAAAAGAAAAATTTATAAAAAAGGTGATCCAATAAAGTTATTATATCATTCTACTCCATGGAGAGGATTAAGCGTGCTTTTAGGTGCGATGCAGTATGTTAAAACACCTAACGTCACATTAGATGTTTATTCAAGCACTAAAATATATGGCGAAGAGTTTCATAAGGAGAATGAACATTTATATAAACCACTTTTTGACCAGGCGGAATATTTAAAAAACGTTAATTACATTGGCTACAAACCTCATGAATATATATTAGAGCGAATGACAGATTATCAAATGTGGACACATCCTAGTGTTTTTGAAGAAACGTTTGGTATCGGTGCTTTAGAGGCAATGAGCTCAGGATTATATTTAATTACGACTAATTTTGGTGCCTTGTTTGAAACCTGCTCTGAGTGGCCTATCTATGTGAATTATACAAATAATTTACAAGCTCTAGCAGAGAGATTTGCTCACGCTATAGATATGGCATGTGCCAGTCTTCATGAAGATTATGTGCAACAACATATTGAAGAGCAACAAAAGTTTGCTAAAAGATTTTATTCTTGGGATAAAAAAGGAAAAGAGTGGGAGACATTTTTGAAAGGAGCTCTAGATGAACGACAATCCACAAGGCTATGACCACGATGAAGTAAGAAAGCCAATTTGGAAAAATAAACCAAGTGAAGAACATAAAGTATATACTAACGAAGATACATATCAAACGATTAAAGAGGTCAACAACAAAACAGAAGATAAAGGCGACATACATTTATTTATAGGAACACCCTGTCACTCAGAAGTTTCCATGCACTATGTTAATGCTATAATAAGTTTAACTAAAGCCTGTCATAAAAGAAATATACCTATCGAGTTTTCATTAATTAAATCATCGCTGGTCACGCAGGGACGTAATTTATGTGTATCTGCTTTTCTTGATTCACCAGCTACTCATTTAATGTTTATTGATTCTGATATATTCCTATATCCTACAACCATATTCAAAATGATAAAGGCCGACAAAGATGTGATCTCTGTGCCATATCCATTAAAAGCTTTTTTATGGGATAAATCTTTAACACAAGTCAAAGATGGTAGTGTAAAGACTGCAGAACAGCTAGCTCAAGCTGGCAATACTTATCCAATGAGAGTGCCAAATAAAAAAGACATACAACTAAACAATGGGGTTATAGAGGTAACTCATAGTCCAACAGGAGCGATGTTAATTAAAAGATCTGTCTTTGAGAAGATGATTAAGGCATATCCACAAAAAGAGATAAGGCAAAGCACAGTGATAAATAGTAAATTAGTTTTAAAAAAGAATATGTGGAACTTTTTTGATACTATTCATGACCCTGTAGATAAGACTTATTTAGGTGAAGATTTTGGCTTTTGTAGGCTTTGGAAAGACATAGGCGGTAAATGTCATGCCTATATATTAGATGAAATAACCCATGTTGGCGAACATCAGTATACAGGTAAATTTGCTGATGAGTTGATCACAATCAAGTAAAATGCTATTATCTCATACTTAGATCTAAAAGGAGAATATATTTAAAATGGTAGCATCATTAATACCTTACGCATTAGCAGCATATGGAGGATACCAAGGATATAGGGGGGCTAAAGATTCAGGTGCCTCTGGATTAGGAAGAATATTGGGAGGTATTACCGGTGCTTATACAGGTTATAGTTTAGGCACTGCAGGAATAGGTGCTTTCGGTTCTCCAGCAACACAACAAGCTTTTATGAGAAGTCAACCAGCATTTTTAAAATCAGGAATATTTCCACAAATTCCTGCACAGGCTCCAACTACAACTCAAGCAATGAGTGGTTTTGGTGATACTGGGGTAGCTACAGAGACCATGGCTGATTTTGCAAAAAGTCAAGGTGGTACAGGAGCTGAGAAAAGAACTTTACTAGATATTCTATTAAAGAAAAAAGATGACCCTAAGGCATACGATCCGTTTAAGATTTCTGCACTTGCAGGTGGCGTACCCTATTTGATGGGTGCTTTTGATCCAGCACCAACTGATATTTATTCACCTGGTTATAATATGAGTTATCTTGAGCTTGCAAAACGTAGAGGTAATTTTAAATACATAGACCCGGACACCGGAGAAGAAAAAGAATTTGCATCGATCTATAAACCAGAAGAGCAAGGTTTAGGCGATAGAAGAATAGGGGCATACTCAATGCCTGTACAGAGATTAAGAGTAGGTGGTATAGCTACAATAAAAAATTTTAATGAGGGTGGTGTAAATTACCTTCCATCAAAAATGACTCACGATGAAAATGATGCTACTAATTATGTTAGA